GCTAGTAAGGAGTTAGGCGACAGGGTAATTTCTGGCGAGATGGCCAGGAGGACGGAAGCCAGGGTCAAGGACTCGGCTCGCCGCAGGTTCAGCGCCCGGCTGCCGCCCGAGCTTGACCGTCAGCTCAAGGAGGCCAACCGGGACCTGAAGGACCAGCAGCTCATCGTGGGATTGGTCCGTTGGTGGGTCAGACAGACACCCAGCGTCCGGGCCTTCGCGGTTGGGCAAACCGACGGCCCCACGCCCGAAGAACTGGACCGCTTCCTCCGATCCGAGGCAAGGGCTGGTCCATCGGTAAAACCCAAAGCCAAGGATGGCGCCAGATGACAGGCACAGTGGGACCGGGCGTGCTTGGCAGGGTGGGGAGAGATGGCGCGAAGAGCTACACGACATGAAAGGGGCTTCATGAACTACGAGCGCAGAGACACAATCGCCGCGCTGCTGGGGTTCGGCCTGGTCTTCGTCGCTTACCCGGCGTCCTACGTCGGCGGAACGATGCTCACAGGATGGCTCTGTATCGAGGTGTTCGACTGGCCGAAGTGGGCTGGGATCGTACTAGCCGTGACAATCGGCGGAACCGTCGGTGCTGCTCTGGTCTTCGCCATTACCACGCCGTTCCTCTTGTTCCTGCCGAAGAACAAGCCCGGAGGAGGAAGGTGAAGCGACTCGCGGCTGGATGGGCCTGGCTTGGCCGGCAAGCTCCATCACTGGCCGGAATCTTCTTCGTGCTGGCGAGCATCACCATGGTCGTGTGGCTGCTTGCCCGATTCTTCTCGCCAGGATCGCGAGCCGAGGGCTTCTAGCTCTCCGCCAGCAGCTCGTCGAGCATGTCGAGCTCCGCCTCCGGCGCCTTCAACCCTTCCGGCCGGCTCTCACGCAGCATGTACACCACCACGCTCCGCTGCCCGTCCCGGAATGCCGTCTCGTACGGGTCCCCGATCGTGTGCACCAGCGACAGCATGTGATACGAGTCCATCAGCTCCATCAGCACGCGACGGCCCGCGTCGGTTTGGAAGAGCGTGATGTAATCGGCCTTGAGCGCGCCCACGTTTTCATGCCGCCGGCAACTGCGCCGCCGATGCGTCCTTCGCCGCGCTCGCCAGGTCCTTCGCCGTCGCGGCGCCTTGCGCAAGTGCCTGCTGCTCGGCCTCCCGCTCCTTCATGCCGGCGACCACACGCGGGCGACGCAGGATCCGCGGGTCGGCGTTCCGGTTGCCCCAGATCGCCCGCAGCGCCTTGTCGGCGTCGATGTTCATCGACGCGCCCGGGTCCAGACCCAGAACCGGCAGCGCCTGCTGGATCGTCTCGACCAGGTTGTCGCTCTCACGCTGCCGCTGGCTCTGTGCGAGCGGGCTCGTGAAAACCGGCTTGATCGACCGGCCCCGCAGGCTCGCGGGCACCGGCAGAAGCTTCCCGGTCTCCAGTTGCCACATGACCGTGCGCTCGACCGCGGGCTGGCACCATTCGCCCTGGAGCCGGCCCGTGATCGGGGCCGCACGCGCGAACGCCTGCTGACGGCGGGCCATGATCTCCTCGGCCGTCATCGCGGAGTGTGATCGCCGTACGAGCGGCAGTTCGAGCATGTCCAGATAGAACGCCTTCTCGATCTTCGCTTCCGTGTGCTCGATCATCGCCTGGGCCGCGGCCGGGTCGGCGCCCGTCTGCATGAAGGTCGGCGGGAATCGCGCCGTGCTGTTGAGCGTGTTGATCCCGCCCGGGTCGAGGTTGAGCTGTTTCCGTTTCACCGACGCATCCCAGACGTTGACCGGGGGCCGCGTCTTCATCGCGCCCGCCTGGGCCTGGTCCTTGCTCATCCGGTTGACCATCTTGATGTCCGGGAGCACGCTCATCGCCGGCCCGCGTCCATACGTCTCTTCAGCCGTCTTCGACCATCGCGGCGTCAGGTACGGGTTGCGCCGGAAGCCTGAAACGGAAAGCTCAGACCGCTTCTCGCCGTCGAGGCAGTAGCGGCTGCCCCAGCGCATCGCGAGATTGCTCGGGCTGTAGGGGTCCGACTCGGCGCCCCGATCCCAGACGTGATGGATGAGCTTCATCTTCTCCTCGCCGCCCTTCGCGTCCGCGGCCATGCGGTCAAGCTGCGGGTCCAACTGGAACATCCGCGCCAGGTGCCGGAGCCGCACGTCCATGATCCGGAAGACGTCGCTGATCTCGCCCTCGTCGTCGTCGAGGTAGTACGTGCCGGCGAGCGCCCGGGCGACGAACCGCAGCCGGCCGTTGCGTGGCGGGCCGGCCTGGCAGACCGAGGACCCGAACGCGGCCAGGTCCTGGTAGACCTCGTAGGCCGCCATCGGGAAGCCGGAAAGCGGGGTCGCGAGATAGTTGAGCGCCCGAGTCGTGGTGTCGAAGAGCCAGTCGCGGGCGTCCTGGTCGACGTCGTCGGGCTCGACCGCCTCCAGCTCCAGGTTGAACCAGCGGTCCGAGGGATTCGTGAGCGTGAAGTACATCGCCGCGGCCAGCGAATCGACGGCATTGGGCGCCGTCGCATTGAAGATGAAGTTCGTCCGCTTCTCGCCCTGGGGAATCAACTGGCGGAGAAAGTCGCGGGTCGGCAGGCACAGCAGGGCCAGCTCCTGCCAGTGAATGTCGAAAGTCGTGCGTTCACTCTTCGCAGCTTCGAGCCGGGCAAAGGTTTCGGTGATCGTGACGGGCATCTATTCGCCGAGGAGCGTCCGCACAAAGGGGGCGCTCTGAGTCGTCGTCCCGCCGAGGATCGTTGATTCACGACCCTGCGCCAGGGCCGCGAGCCGCCGAGCGCGGCGAGCCGCCTCGGTGATCTCCTTCTCGTCTCCAAGCCGGGTCGGCGGCGGCGGCAGGGGCGGCGTGGAAGGGATCTTCGGCTTGAAGAGGCTGCTCATTGCAGTGAGAACTCCTTCAGCGGATCGTAGTCTTTCTGTGGCGGACCGGGTTCTTCTTCGGTTTCCGCTTCGCTCACAGCGTACCGCAGCATCATCACGCCGTAGCGGCCCGCGGACTCCACGTCGTCGTTGAGCGGCACGATCATCGGCGGCGTCCCCTTGCGGTGCATCAGCCGAATGTCGTCGAGGAACAGCCGTGCCCCAGGCGTGTTGAACACCTTCCAGCGGCCCGTCCGCATCCGTTCGAGGATCTCGTTGGACCCGGCCTCACGCGATTGAGCCCGCACCTGCTGCTCCCGTTGATAGTCCAGGTCCCAGCTCGCCGGCTCCGGCAGCATGTTGGCCCCGCGATGCCGGTACTGGTCGGCCAGCGGCTCGCCGGAACCCTTGTCGCGCGCCAGCCCGTCGTGCGGCCAGGCCACCGGGATCCACTTGCCTCGTGCCATGAACGCTTGGGCGTGGTACGCCGCCGTCTCGCCAGTCTGCTTGTAGGCGTCGTAGACGTAGATCACGTCCGCGTCGGCATTCCAGGCCAGCCAGCAGCCCGCCGCGGGGTGACCGATCCCGAAGTCGGAGCCCGCGATCCGGCGGAAGTGCGACGGGATCGGGAACGGGTCGCACAGGAGGCTGTCGTGGTCAACCGGGTAGACCAGGCCCGTCCCCATCATCGGGATGCCCTTGGTCCGCGTGTTGCGCTCGTGCTCTGGGTAGCGAGCCTTCCACTGCTCGCGCAGCTCTGGGGTGATATGCGGCGCGTCCTCCCAGGCGATCGTGATGTACCAGATGCCCGGTCCGCCAGTCAGGAAGTGCTGGACGATCTCACTCATCCCGCGGAGGGGCGTCACGGTAAACATGAGCGAGCCGCGTTTCACCAAGAGGCGCGTCTCGCATTCGGTGAAGATGCCGTAGTCCTCCGGTTCCTCGTCAAGCCATGCCAGGTCCTTGGTACGGCCTGTGAAGCTCTCCTTCCCCTGCGCGTAGCTCTTCAACTGGCAATCCGACCAGCCGCCGGATACATGACGAACGCGCACGGAATCAATGACGTTTGACAGACCGCACTGCCGAAAGCCGTACCGGCCGATGCAGTCTTTCGGCACCCAGCCCGTCCCCTCGGGTTTCTTACCCTCCTCAATCGGTCCGAAGAGCGCGAGCTGCTGGATGTCGCGTACGTCCTCGTTCGTTTGCCCCGCAACGATCGCCTCGATAGGTCCGCTGAAGCGCCGTCCCGTCCACCAGCTCGGGTACTGCCCCGTCAGGTGGATTGCGACCTCCGCGGCAGCGCTTCGCGTCTTCCCTGTCTGGTTGGCCGCGATAATGCCCCGTTCCGGCTCCGTCGCGCCCTTCGCGTGAAACTCCCGCTGCCAGCCGTAGGGCGATCCTTCGATCGGCTCGTCGCCGTAGAGGACCGCGAGCCGATTCTGTGCCGTGTAGGCCGCAGCCTCCGCGAGCATGGCGCTCAGCTCTTCGAGGCTCACAGCTCCGCGTCCGCGAAGATCCGGGCCGCGGTCGTCGCCGCCTTCAGCAGCGCGCCATCCCCGGCGGTGAACGGGCCGGCCGTCGTGACCTGGTGGCGCAGCATGTCCCTGGTCGCCTGCGCCAGCGCGATCGCGGTCGCGGCGAAGTCGGTCGTCGTCTCGATCCGAAACGTCGCGGCCGCGCTGTAGAGCACCGACGGGACAGTCCGCATCCGGGCCATGAGCGGCTGATTGCAGCGGGCCAGGAGCGCGGTCGCCGCGATCCCTGATCCCAGCGGGTCGTCAATAGTGTCAACCTCGAATGCCTGGAAGAATCTCAAGCACCGGCCAAGCTCTTCGTCCGGCGTCATCGGAATGACCGTGTTCGCGACCGCGCCCGATTCAAGCTGCACGTCCGCCAGGTACAGGATGTCCCCGATCGCGGCGTCCGCGTCGTCGCACCACACGAAGAGCGCGAGGTTCGTCACGGTCGCCGTGTCGATCGCGATGTTCTGGATGACCGTCTCGCCCCAGGCGTCCTGGCTGACGGCGATGTTGCCCGGCACGTTCTCGTAGGGGCCCCAGGAGCCCGCGAGCGTCGGGTCCACGCCCTCGGCGTTCCAGGCGCTGACCAGGTCGCTCACCGGCGCATCCTCCGCCCCGCCCCACGGCACAACCGCACAGCGGATGTTGCGGATCCGGTTGGCCGAGGGCGTCCGGTGCTTGAATCGCAACGAGCACACGCTCGACGTGCCAGACCGGCGCATCCGGCGGGTGAGGCTCCCTTCCAGGATGGTCACGAACCCGAACTTCGCGTTCGCGGTGACGACCGTCGCCTTGAGCGCGAACTGCGCGCCGTCCGGGACCACGGTTGACTCGTGCGCCACGCTCACGATGTTGTTGCCGTTGGAGAGCAGGATCCAGCGGTCGAGCGTGTAGGAATCGTCGTTGTTGGGGTAGAGCGAGCCCGCGGCGTGCGTGCCACCGATCCCCGCACGCTGCGAGATCAGGAACTGCCCGTTGATCGCGAAGTTGTAGGGGAAGGTCGCGCCGGCCGGGGCCGGGAGCGGCTCGAAGCTGTAGACGCCCGCACCCGTCGCCGTGAGCACCTCGCCGACCTCGCCGCCGCCGGGACTCGGCACTTCGCGCGGCGACGACCAGGCAACCCCCGTCGGTGGCGCGGCTTCCGCGACCGCCTTCAGATATCGGCCGGCCGCGACGTCGGCCGCGCTCGGCGTCGGGATCGACCCGGCGAGCGGCGTGAGCCCGCCGACGTATGCCTTGGTCGCCGCGTCCTGCGCGTCAACCGGGTCGGTGACGTTCACGATGCGCCTGGTCGTGCCGCCGCCCTGGCCCGCGTCATAGACCCGCGGATTGGTCGGCGAGAGGCGCATCGCCGCGTGCTCGGCCATCCCCAGCCGGTCCATGTTGTCTTCGTG